TTGTATCCGCCACTCAACACAGACAAGGTCAGGAGATTATTACAGAAATTGCAATTGATTTAGGAACTTCAAAAGCAGTAATTTCCAGTGCAACACATGACAGAGATCCAATTGGAGTTGTCTCCGGTGGGGTATCTTATATCACGCAACTGACAGAGGCTAAATTTGGAATCATCACAGAAATTAGATTGATTTGTGTTGAAATCGCTGCTAGTCTAACTGATTTGGACTTAGAATTCGGCACGAATGGTGATGGAGTTAATGACACCGCTGATACGGGATCCCCAACTTCAATCACGACTGCTCATGGCGATGCTGTTGGAGAAGACACTTCCGTAGGATATGACGCTAAAGAATTGGACGACAAATATCTTTATCTTTGTAACGGAGCGACTGACACTCCTGATCCATTTACTGCTGGTAAATTCCTTATCTACATTCATGGGTTCGTAGCCCCTGATGACTTATAGGAGGTATTGAATATGGGTGTAAAAAGATTATCTAGAAAAAATTTATACAATTCTGAAAAACTTGGAATTGACAAGTCAGGCGATATTGATGTTTCTTCTGCAATGAAGTCGGCATTGGTCTCCGCAACTCAGCACCGCGAAGGATACAAAGTTGTTACAGACATGGTTTTTGACTTTGGTGCTTCTGCTGCTGCTCTAAAGACTAAAGCATTGGCTGCTGCTGATCCTGTCGGGCCTTCTGGGACTGATGTTTCTTATTTGTGTAATCTGGGCGAGTCCGTTTTTGGGATCGTTTCACAAGTGGAAACAATTTGTCTTGAGGCTATTTCTGACGGCACGTTAACAGACTATGATATTATGTTCGCAGGGGACGGCAATTTGGATGGAGACCCTTCCAGTGGGAACGACGGCTTCTTTGGCTCAGACGCCACTGGTGATTCTCTTCTTAAAGCAAATATCGGAATCCTAGGGAAACATGAACTGATGAGCGAGGATGGTGGTGACTTTTCTGCTCGTGCTTTGCAGAATAGATACCTTTATCTGACTTCTGGTGCTGCTACGACACAAAAAGCAACGGCAACAATTGACTGTTCTTCGGCTGTTCATGGCAATATGACCAATGGTTTTGACATAGTCCGACTTATTACTAGCGATGGCGCAACTGCTGTTAATTTTGTTTCCGACAGTGGGTCTGGCAATCATGATTCTGCCGGTGCTGATTTAAAAATCAAAATTGCTGGAATGTCTTCTGCCGCAGATTTGGCACAAGCCATCTCTAGAGGAATCAATGCCAACGCGAACTTTAGTACAGATGCCGACAGCCAAGCTGGTTCTTCTACTACTGTTACCGTTACTCATGCTGCTTCAACAGCAACAAGTAATCATGACAACTACTTGGTGAATGACGACCCCCAAGCATCTAATGGTGTTGTGGTTGGTGCATTTACTGGTGGTATTGATGACGGTGTTGCAATTTCAAGTGGAAAACTCTTAATCCGCGTTACCGGATTCATGACACCAGACGATCTGTAATTCTTTAGAATTGTTTTTAAGACAACAGGGTCCTCTTTTCGGAGAGGGCCTTTTTTATTTGAAAGAAACTAATTATTGAAAACAAGGAGAAATTCATTATGTCCGGAAGAAGACGAATGGCTGCTAAAAAAGCAGCACAAAAGCAAACTGTCAAAGAACTTGTCGAGGTTGAAAAAGAAATCGAAAAACTTTTTGAAGAGTCCGTTATTGAGCCGGAACTTGAAGAAGCTGCTCCGAAAATCGACCTTTCTTCTTTGAAAAAGAAAGAACTGCTCGGACTTGCAAAAGAGAAAGGCCTAGAAGACATCTCTTGGCGAAACACAAAAAATGAAATCATTGCCGCTATTCAAAAAGCAGACTAATTACTAGTGTCCGGAGGTACCATGCATGGCCATACCCACACTAACACCAACATCACAAACTAGCGCAATTGTTCTACCGGCCACGGGAACACTACAGGGAGGGTCTCCAGAAGACTCTCATGTTGCAGACGCATGCCCAATCGGGGCCTACACGGCGTCAGTGGCTTTTGTGTCCGGAGCAGTTGCTCAAGTTGCTTATACATACAAAAAGCTCGGAGGAGATGTTTTAGATATCGAAATTACCTCGGGGTCTGTATACGCCAACTATGAAGAGGCTGCTCTAGAATATTCTTATATCGTCAATATTCATCAGGCAAAGAACGTAGTTGGCTCTGCTCTTGGAGGTTCAACAGGTTCGTTTAACTATCAGGGTATTATTGAGCACGGAGATGCTTTGAGCGGCTCTAATGTTGCCGTTAAATACCCTAAATTTAAGTTCGAAACCAGTTTTCGTTTAGCTGATGCTTTTTCTACCGAAGCCGGAATTGGTGGGACTCAAGAAATTTATTCTGCTTCGTTTGATACAATTTCCGATCAACAGGATTACGACTTGCAATCTTTAATTTCAGGCTCTGCCTTTGACGCTGATAATTCAAGTTATCCTTATTACAACAAGATTCAAAACAATGCCAGAGTTAAGATTCGTCAAGTTTATTATGTAACTCCTCGGCAGATGTGGAGATTTTACGGTTACTACGGTGGTCTAAATGTTGTTGGTGACATGCACACTTATGGCCAGTATGCCGACGACAGTACATTTCAAGTTATTCCTGCTTGGCAAAACAAACTGCAAGCAATTTCTTATGAAGACCATCTTTATACTCGGACCTCTCATTATTCTTATGAGGTCATCAATAACAATTTAAGACTGTTTCCAATACCCGACAGTGTTTCACCAGAAAAATTCTGGGTTAAGTTCACAGTCGATGACACAGAAATTTGGGAATCATCAACGGACGCTGGTCATGACGGTGTCAACAACATGAACACCCTACCATTTGAAAACATTCCTTTCGAGAGCATCAACTCTATCGGACAACAGTGGATCAGGAGATTTGCTTTGGCTCTTTCGAAAGAAACTTTAGGCCAAATTAGAGGAAAGTTCGGCGGCAATGTGCCAATACCGGGAGACAATATCAGTTTAAATGCTTCTGATTTGCTCGGACAAGCTAAGGAAGAACAAAACGCTCTGAGAGATGAGCTAAAAACACAGCTTGATGAAATGACATACGCAAAGCTTCTAGAAACTGACGCTGGTATGACGGAAAACGCTAAGAAAGTCATGACAGACGTTCCTTTAAAGGTATTTGTGGGGTAGTAAATGTCAGATAAATGGTCAAATCCGGGATCGCCTCCCCCTCCAATGTTTCTTGGAGAGAAAGAACGCAACTTGGTCAAGCAAGTTAATGACGAAGTCATTGAAAGAGTTGTTGGGCAACAAGTTGTTTACTTTCCAATTGATATTGAGCATACGAATTTTCATTCTCTTTATGGCGAGGCTATAGAAAAAACTTTTCTTCCCCCAATAAGAGTATACGCACTTGTAGAGTACAATGGAATAGAAACACAGTACATGGAAGGTATAGGCTTGGACAAAGTGACCAATGTTACCGTTCATTTTCACAAAAGACGCTTGACCGAGGACCAAAATCTATTTGTAAGAGAAGGTGATTTTGTTCGCTATGGTG